TATTTACCTTTATACATGCCAATCCCCAGATTTAATTTGATCCCATGATGCAAAATCTTTTTCCCAAAATGCTTTATCTTTATATCTACCTGTTCCTGCTTTATTTCTAGCAGTTTTTGCATTATAACCAGCCGCTACTGTTTGTAATATTCCTGACACAAATTGTCTTTGATTAGCCCTATGAATACTATGTGCTTCAGCATTTGCCATTGCTTGTCCTTGTTGTGCTGAATACAATTCTGCTTCGTTTTGTGCTTTAGTATCTCTAGTAATAGATTCAATATTTTTATTAGTATTTTTTGCAATAGACTCTTGGATTCTATCACCTTGATTCTCTTTCGCTCTAAGTATATCTTTAACAGTACCAGATATTATTGCACCACTACCTGATGCTTCAGTTTTAGTGCTGGCAATATCCTGAGTTGATTGTAAATAAGCTGATTGTTGTGCTTGTGCGCCATCTTCTAACACATCAAATTTTGCTAACCGAGAAGTTAAATTTCGTTGTTTTATATTACGATGTGCTAACTCTGTGATCATTGCACCACGCTTTTTAGCCAGTTCAGCCTGTTCTTTACCAGCTTTTTGTCCTGCCCATACACCATGTAGTGATGCACCAACTGTAATTCCTGTTGCAACCCAAGTCATTATTCTTCTACCTCATCAAAAGTCTGTGCAATTATTTCTTTTTCTATTTTCTTTAAATCTGTCTCAAATGTCCTATGTACTGTCACAACAATAGAATTTGTATGTGTAAATAATATCCTTTTTGTACCGGGAGGCGTAATACAGTAATAAGGTGCTTCCAGTAATCTCTCTCCATCTTCTGATAATACAGACATTTTACCTTTAAGTAAAAAGAAAGGATGTGCAACCTTATGTATTTTGCTGATAATAATTTCTCCTCTGGGCATAAATATTTCTCTTATATACAATCCATCTCCATATGTATGCTTAACAGGATTAATCGCATCTGCTTCTTTGCCTTGATACCCCTTATTTGTATCAATTAAATGATTTGCAAGATTTGTTATATTCTCCCTATATTCTTTTTTAGACATTTTAGGAGGATAAAATTCTATAGGTTCATTTAAATATGTAGTGTCTATACGATGTGTTACTGAACCCATTAACTACCTCCTGTTTCGGTTTCAAGCACCAATGAGTTTATCTGCATTGGGAATGGGCCGTTAGACACAACTTTAATACCATATTCGTCCCATCCTATACCTGATAAAGATAACTTCCGTGACCCTGAAAATAATGGTATTTGTTCACCCATAGAATCGCCTGTTGACCTAAATAATATATCTTCTAATAAATCTGTATATTCAATTTGAATTCCAAGAGATTCCTCAATCAGTAGTGTAATACTAAGTAATCTTTTTGTATATGAATATTGATTTGGTGGAGGTGTAGGTTCTAATACTTCTATTTCACCATTGTAAGGCAATCCAAGTACAACATCTGATCCTGCGGTATTATCTAAGGTTACAACACCTGATGCTACTGTTTTATTTACATGTTGCATTCCATCATAATATACTTGCAATTCTTGACCTTCTAAATGAGATAATCCTGTTACTTGTTTGGTTGCCCAACTATGTGTACCTGAACCTGCATTAGTATATGCTATTGCTGTGCCTCCTGATGAAAGTGCCAACTTGAATGTATTATCTGTTTTATCTCGTACATAGTATTCTTCTCCAACTGCAAGTCCTGTAGGTAAAGCCCCACCTGAATTTGACACACTTATTACCTGAGTGTCTAACAATCCATGATTTGCTGATGTTACAAGTAATCCTGATGAACTACTAACAGTAAAGGCTTTCCCTGCAATATTTTTTGTTAATGCACTATCAGAGAATACTAAAGCATTTCTTGCCAATGCACCTTCTGTTGGGAAACGTGCAAGAGTTTCCATATAATATTTAGTAGATCCATTAATTGTTCTTTCTATTTTAAGCCATATTTGATCATGACTCTCTGTAGCAATCATTTCAATATCTGTAACTTTTGCATTTGTACCAGATATAACATGTTCAGACCATGCCTGAAAAGATGTTTGCCTATCGTAGCTTAATGACAATAATCTGCCATCTGCCATCATCATCCAAATTACATTAATTGGCCGTTCCTGCCATACCATTTTTTCGATTGTTGATGTTTTAATGACATCATATCCTTTAATAGATATTTTACTATTAAACCATTGACCTTGTTGACCTTCGAATAACAATTGTTGAACATCTTTTCCTCCAATCTGTGTGTACATCAATGCATTTGAAACAACTACTGGAGGACTGTCTGTTGCAGAAAATGAAGATTCCCTGTTAATTGTAAACCTAAATGGTGTTACAACCAGATTAGTTTCTGATCCATACAGCATATAAATACCAGCAGATGTACCCATAGTTAGCTTTTTTGATTCTGCCAACCATTTAATTTCATCTAAAGTATCTGAATCTAACGTAAAAGTTAAAGCACTTGAATCTGTAATAACTTCTGTTGCCTCACCATTTGTAACAACGGATGGAGAATCTTGTGCAGGAATATCAGTTGGTGCAAAATCATAGAAATTTGCAGTACGAGATAACCATACAGTAGAAGGTTGTATAGATGTTGCTCCCAATACCATTCTTTGCTGATATATTTGAGCAACACTTGGAAATCCTTCACCAATGCTAAATGCACCTAACCTAAAATCTGGTGTCCCTCTTTTTCTTGTTTCTGTATTTGTTTGTGCTGGTGCTGATCCATTTGTACCACCCCTTATATTTGCCATTTCGGTTTTTAACTTTACTGTAACAGTATTTGTGCCTTGAGCAGTTATAATTCCCCAACACCATCTTATACCTCCAATCCGTGTTAATGGCTTTGCCAGAGGATTTATTCTAATCATTCTTCCAACATCATTATCACTAAATAAATCATCACTTACTGCTCCATCCTTATAAAGAGTAAAAACAATTCCAGATTCAGAGGCTGGATATACATACCTATATACTTTTACATCTGCATCCGCAGTAGTTTTTTCATGTGCTAATGCAAATTCTAATGGAGATCCACTATCTTCTGATGATATTTGAAAAGTTGTTGCAGTTGTAGACACAACATAATAATCTGCATCTGCTAAAGCTGAACTAGAGCTTGTATCACCATTAGTATTATCCGTACATAAATTTCCCCATCCATCCGAGCTTCCATCATCATCCAACCTGATTTTCATTCCAGTTTGTAGACCATGATTTGCTAGAACAATTTGATTTGTAACAGTATTAAATTCTACTCCTGCAATTTCTTCTTTATTTGTTGGTTCAGCAATATACAACGCATATTTGTCAGTAGAAGCGGCATCCTCAGAATAGACATTAATTTCCTTATATGGGCCATCTTTCATTACATATTCATATACAGTCCACACACTATCATCTGCCGCTACTCCTGTACCAGTTGCAGTAGTATCAATAACTCGTTTAATTATTTGAGGAACTTTAGTAGGACAACACACAAATATATAATCCCCACTTTGTGTATATTTGAGAGTTGCTAATTGTGCTCTAGTCCATGCAACAGTAGAAGAGAGAGTAACTTCATAGGTTGCAGGAGTACCAGCTTTATTTTTTAATAGCTGATCTTGCGACCATAATCTTAAATAACCTCCTGAAGCATCAGTAGCATGAGTCTGACCAACTTCTAATACATAGGTATTATTTTTATCTTTAAAGAAAGGAATAAGAATTGCGGAAGAATCTTTTAGTTCACCTATATAATTAGTGCCGGGGCGTTTCACAACTGGCCCAGAGAGGATAGGAAGCATATTCTTTGCCCCCTTCATACCATAACTATAAAACTCTTCGCTAGAGCGACCCTGAAGACTTTTTGCTAATACACCTTCAGAGAATCTAGGTTGATAAAACTCGTACTTCATAAATACTAACCAACATTATAACCAATACTGTAATCATATTTATTAGCTTCATATCCCTCTGTTGGAGTATTAAAAGTCCGATGAGGTACAGAAAATCTTCCTCTTTTGGCATCAAGATAGGAAGATCTTTCTCTATGTTCAGGTGTTTTATCATGTGAATTTGCGGCTCTGGCTTCTTGTAGAGCAATCACATATTTTTGCATTAATTCTGCTTTAAGACCCTGTTTACTTGTAAGTGTCTCCGCTATTTCTATTGCAAGTTTCATGGCAATTGCTTCTATAAGCAAAGAATCCAAATTATTTATATCTGTTGGTACTGCTACATACAGTAATTTTAATGCTGATTCATTAGATAAAAGATTCTTTTTTTCCACCATAAATCTTGAAATTGGATGTACTTCAACAACTCTTATATAATTTGCAGGAAGTTGAAATGTATAATTCCAGCCAAATAGCGGAGTATCTATACTTGTTAAATCTGCTCTTTCAAGTGCGCTGTTCCATACATGCATTCTTAATATTGTAGTAATACAATCATCAAGTCGTGCATTACATGCTCTTGCTCTTGAGTTATCATCCGTTAAATTTTGTATTCTTGCTTCGCCCAGATTACTTAGGGCAAGATTAGCTATGCCAGTTTTATCCATAATATACTATTAAGAGTGGGGGTCAGTTTCCCAACCCCCGATTGATATTAGTCTAAGGTATAAAGCGCCCAAACTGTTATCGTTACACCATTAGTAGCCGTGGCAGTTCCAGACGACGGATCGTATTTCACTACTACATCTACTTCACTGGTTATTGATACTGGTGCAAGAGTAGCCGCAGAAGCAGCCCCCATCATATAACGAGTAGCGGCACTTGTAGATGCGGCACTCCCTAAAAATGCGGTTGTTGCTCCTGTGTATCCTGCTTCAAGGGCTGAATTAGTACCTAGTGTACCAGATATTCGCATTGCAAATTCCCAGACCTTTGCACCCGGAGGTAACTTACCGAAAAGAATTTCAGTTTGATCTACTGTAGTTGCAGTTACGAATGTATCATGTAAAACACGCACACGACCCCCTTGCGTTGCGACATCAGTCAGCTTTGCAGGTTTTGTAACGTGACGTTTTTTATGATTTACAGCATATTGATTTGCCATATTGTCCTTTCAAATGTTAAGGGTTAAGCAGTTTTGAAACAGTCGATTTGAATGACCATTTCTTCCCAAACCCTAGTTGCTCCAATATCCATTTCAAAATATGCATATGGAACGAAAGATTTGTCAGAACGTCTTTCAATCTCAGTAATTGGTTCTTCCCAAGAACAGAAAGCCAGCCCTTGCGGATGAAATGCAAGAACTGATTCAACCAATGAGTCGTCACTACCCGTTGTAGGCATGTTCTCATACCTGATGAATTGAAACCCGGCAAAAAAGTTTGTTTGCCCTTCTACCAATGCACGAATATTATTATAATCCGCACTTTGGACTTGTGTTGAGTGCAGTAATGCTTCGATCTGAGATGCAGAACACACTATGAAATAAAGTGGATTACCACCTTCATCATACTGATCTGCTTCCTGCTCAGAAAGAATCCTGCGAGCCTTTAACAGCTTATCTATTGACAAGACCGATGCATCATCAGCATTATTTTGAATACCACTCATAGTATCTGATCTTGAGCCAAAAAAGAAATTCTTGGCAATAAACTGTTTAGGGAAATTAGTTGAATTCCAGACTATTTCGGTTGCACCGTCCATTGCTCCACCATCTGATTCGTATGCTGAACCAAAAGCGGCATCAACGATTGTAGCATCCATCTTACGAGCCATAGCCATAGACGTAGCTTCTGCATAAGGCTGAAACACATCATAGTTCATTCTACGAGTGTCAAAACCTTCTACAAAGAATCCAGCATTTTTAGGTTGTGCTGATACTCTCCTACGTTTATGGGAAATCGCTTGTACAGGTGAATCTGCAAAACGTGCAACTTTATCGAGTGCTTCGTTAGTTCCGATCTTATCAATAAACTCGGCTACACCACGACAGTCTGGCTTATTTGTTACAAAATTACGCAACCTCGTTGTCTTCTGTTGAAGAGCATGTAATACATCAGC